ATGACAGTGGCAAATTATAATTCTCTTGTCCAGAAAACTTTCTGCGAAAATGCAATTCGTTCCGTTGTCATGATTGATGACGATTTTCTGACGTATTCTGAATCAATCAGGGCGTTGAATAACGAAGTTGATTTAGACTACAACAAAATTGACTCATCTAAACGAGCCGCTACTCTTGAGAGCTTTTTTCAATCTAAAAATATGATTTGTGATGTTGACAATGGTTCTGTTAATTTCGATGTGGATCGGATTAGAAAATCAGATCTTATTATTGTAGATTATCATCTTGATAATAATGCACCTGATAAAACACTTAAACTATTACAAGATTTGAAAGACTCCGATCATTTAAATATGATTGTAATATATACTAGAGAGAATTTAGAAACGGTTTGGATGCAGATATCATCGACTCTCAAAGGTGCTCTGGATATCAACAGCTTGATCATTGACTACGATAATGAAGATGTCCAAAGTTATTGGGAAGACGTTGTATTACCGAACTTAAATGATAATGGTAATAAAGCTCTCACAAGAGATGAAACAATAGCCTATATTAAAGACAGTAAGCCTTGTAGAAGAATTAAAAGATTAATACATGATGATGCTGTGTTGGAGGATCAAAAGGATAAAAACTTCATTGCAAAAATGATTGCAGAATATGCTGTGTCTAGAAATGCAATTATTTCTAGCAACACATCTGGCAATGTCATTCGGGGTGATGAAAGCGGAGTAAAATGGATTCAATGTGGTAATATCTTTGTCTCCCTATTTCATAAGGTTCAAGATGATCATGAAAACGATGGAGATAGGATTTGGCAAACTCTCAATGATTCTCTCATTGAATGGAAACCATCTTATTATCAGTTAATAAAATCTGAAATTCAGAATGCAATCGAAGCTGAGGCTTTATCTTTTGTAAATCATTTGGCTAACGATCATTACGGTCAAGCTGCGTGGTTAAATGAGATATTAAAATCAGACTCGCCTGATATTAGATGTAGAAATATTGACTTTGTATTTGGTAATTTATCAGAAGAGCTTTATCAAAGACTTAAAAATAATAATACGCTGGATGAATTTATCAAAAGTGTTTTTGATAGCTATTCAAATGAATACGCTAACAGCGGAGTTGCTGCATTGCTCCAATATTGCTCTTCAAAAATGGATCTGCCATCAAATAATGATACTTATCACGAAATGTATCATGCTTTAAATATGAATTTGTCTTCAAAGAATTTTGAAGATGGTCATATTTCTACTGGCACTATTTTCTTTGATACAGAGTCGAACAAATGGTATTTATGTGTATCTGCGGCATGTGATTTGGTTCCTACTCAGGGTAACGACCCTCACCATGTAAGATTAAGTCCGCACAGGCTCATTAAAGTTCTGGAGCTTTTTAACGCCAGTCAGAGTAAAGCATTGCCATTTGCTGAACATTCGAAATATATATATGTAATGCATAAAAATCAAAGAAAATATCTCTCTATTTTCGAAGGGGATAAAACGCTTCCTGTTGTTGATTATATGGTGGTGTTGAATCATGGAACAACAGTTGATGGCGAAGAAAAAAATATTATTTCTGCCGTGTTTTTAAGTAATATGGATGGCAACGTGCAAAATGTTCCTGTCCGACTCAAACTTAAATCTCAACTGAGAACTGGTTATGCAGAAAGATATCAGGCTATAGCGTCTCAGTATAGCTCAAGGATTGGTGTGGATTATGTATCAATGATGCTACCATAATTATTATATTTTAGGCGTGGTGATTTTTTTTCGCCATGCCTATTTTATATTTATCATCACAATGATGTTGTTTATTTTTGTTTAAGTCTTCTAAGCTTCATGCATTCTAATGAGAATAATAATAGAGTTGTGCTGTATATAAAGCCAGAGTTAGTTAATAACTTTAAATTTAATGCTTCAGGATTTTCACTGAGAAAGTGAAAGGCATAAACTAAGTATACAGCTAAAGTAGCCGTTCCAATTGTTGGTCCAATATCGCCTTGATCATGAGGTTCAAGGTTTACATTGAACTTGAAGATTAGCCATTCAAATCCCCAAGTAAAAAAAACAACTAATATCATGGCTGCGAATAATTTCGCGATGTTATCTGCTGATGGATTCATCAGAACAGATTGTTTCTGAAAAAATTCACAAAGTGAGAGTCCGAAAAAAATAAAAAAAAGTGGTCTGGAACTAAATTTTTCAAAAACTTTGAATAGGGTTTCCATTTTCTTTACCTTCAGGATTATATTAGCTATTCTGATACTTAGGCTACCAGAGCATTTGATCTTTGAGCTTGAACGTAATCACTCCACCATTGCATCAAACTCTGTCGCTCTATCAGATATTCTGCACGATTGTATGCTGCGATAATTTCATCTTTTTTCGAGTGGGCAAGCGCTGCCTCAAGAACTTCAGCTCTGAATTTACCAGACTCCTCTGCCGCTGTTCGTGCAATAGAACGCATACCGTGAGCTACAAGCTCGCCTCCGAACCCCATTCGGATGATAGCTGCGTTGGCTGTTTGTTCATGCATATGATTAAGAGGCGCTTTTATGCTGGGGAAAACCCATTCTCTATGCCCACTTATTGATTTCATTAATTCAAGGATGCGCAAAGCTTCTTTACTCAAAGGAACTTTGTGAAGCTTTTTCATTTTCATGAAATCAGCAGGAATGTTCCAAATGCTGTTGGTTGTATCAATATCAGACCACCTTGCGCGAACGGCTTCACCCGGACGAACCCATGTCAACAATTGCCATTCAATTAGCATACGTGTTTCCAACCGGATTGACGCATTCGTCAAAGATTCCATAAACCTTGGCAATTCGCTTGGGGGAAGGGCAGGCATATTTTGCTTTTTTGGTTTACTGAATCTTTGACCAAGGTTGTCAGCCGGGTTGAACTCAATAAGTTCAGTCTAATCCACTCCGCGCCGCCATGATTGTCTTTCTCATGATGCAGGACGCCAATAATGCTTAGCCCATCCCAATCCCTTCAATACCAGAAAGAAAGCGTCGAGCGGGCTTTAACGTGCGCTAACTGCGGTCAGAAGCTGCATGTGCTGGAAGTTCACGTGTGTGAGCACTGCTGCGCAGAACTGATGAGCGATTCGAATAGCTCGATGCACGAGGAAGAAGATGATGGCTAAACCAGCGCGAAGACGATGTAAAAACGATGAATGTCGGGAATGGTTTCACCCTGCATTCGCTAATCAGTGGTGGTGCTCTCCAGAGTGTGGAACCAAGATAGCACTCGAACGACGAAGTAAAGAACGCGAAAAAGCGGAAAAAGCAGCAGAGAAGAAACGACGACGAGAGGAGCAGAAACAGAAAGATAAACTGAAGATTCGAAAACTCGCCTTAAAGCCCCGCAGTTACTGGATTAAACAAGCCCAACAAGCCGTAAACGCCTTCATCAGAGAAAGAGACCGCGACTTACCATGTATCTCGTGCGGAACGCTCACGTCTGCTCAGTGGGATGCCGGACATTACCGGACAACTGCTGCGGCACCTCAACTCCGATTTGATGAACGCAATATTCACAAGCAATGCGTGGTGTGCAACCAGCACAAAAGCGGAAATCTCGTTCCGTATCGCGTCGAACTGATTAATCGCATCGGGCAGGAAGCAGTAGACGAAATCGAATCAAACCATAACCGCCATCGCTGGACTGTCGAAGAGTGCAGGGCCATCAAGGCGAAGTATCAGCAGAAACTTAAAGACCTGCGAAACAGCAGAAGTGAGGCCGCATGACGTTCACAGTAAAAACCATTCCTGACATGCTCGTTGAGGCATATGAAAATCAGACCGAGGTAGCCAGAATACTGAACTGTAGTCGCAACACGGTCAGAAAATACACTGGCGATAAAGAAGGAAAAAGACACGCTATTGTCAACGGTGTTCTTATGGTTCATCGCGGATGGGGTAAAGATACTGATGCGTGATATCCGGCAGGTTCTTGAGTGCTGGGGGGCATGGGCGGCAAATAACCATGAGGATGTGACCTGGTCACCCATTGCCGCCGGATTTAAGGGACTGATCCCCGAAAAAGTAAAATCACGCCCGCAGTGCTGTGACGATGATGCGATGGTGATATGCGGGTGTATAGCCCGCCTTTACCGGAACAATCGCGATCTGCATGACTTGCTGGTTGATTATTACGTGCTGGGGGGGACGTTCATGGCGCTGGCACGGAAACATGGGTGCTCTGACACCTGTATAGGTAAACGCCTTCACAAAGCGGAGGGGATTGTTGAAGGCATGCTGATGATGCTGGGAGTGAGGCTTGAGATGGATCGGTATGTTGAGCGTGAATTGCCGGGAGGGAGAACCTCTGTATTTTATCAGCGAAAAAATAGTTTACGATCGTAAAAATCTGCATATCATGATAAGAGTGGTTACATTGCCACGCTGCTTAACCCGCCGATGCGCGGGTTTTTTTGTACCCAGAATCCTGTGAGCTATACGGAAAGTACACAGAAAGGAAGGTGCGACCACAATTAATAACAAAATCTTAAAAATTGCACATGGCACTATTAGTTTTCTAAATATTGTGTATTTTTTGTATTGCAGGATGACCCTGTAACGAAGTTTGCGTAACAGCATTTTGCTCTACGAGTTTGCCAGCCTCCCCCAGTGGCTGGCTTTTTTATGTCCGTAACATCCTGTGTATCAATAAATGTTGTTGTCTACGTACGTCAAGTAGTCGCATGAGATCTGACCAGATATGTTAAGGTTGCAGCTCTCTTTGAATATAATTATCATTTTCATTACGTTATTGTTACGTTTATCCGGTGCGCCGTAAAACGCCGTCCTTCAGGGGGTGGAGGATGTCAAGAATATAGTTATCGTATGGTGCTCAAGGAGTATTGTGTAATATGAAAATAATTATTTTTAGAGTGCTAACTTTTTTCTTTGTTATCTTTTCAGTTAATGTGGTTGCGAAGGAATTTACCTTAGACTTCTCGACTGCAAAGACGTATGTAGATTCGCTGAATGTCATTCGCTCTGCAATAGGTACTCCATTACAGACTATTTCATCAGGAGGTACGTCTTTACTGATGATTGATAGTGGCACAGGGGATAATTTGTTTGCAGTTGATGTCAGAGGGATAGATCCAGAGGAAGGGCGGTTTAATAATCTACGGCTTATTGTTGAACGAAATAATTTATATGTGACAGGATTTGTTAACAGGACAAATAATGTTTTTTATCGCTTTGCTGATTTTTCACATGTTACCTTTCCAGGTACAACAGCGGTTACATTGTCTGGTGACAGTAGCTATACCACGTTACAGCGTGTTGCAGGGATCAGTCGTACGGGGATGCAGATAAATCGCCATTCGTTGACTACTTCTTATCTGGATTTAATGTCGCATAGTGGAACCTCACTGACGCAGTCTGTGGCAAGAGCGATGTTACGGTTTGTTACTGTGACAGCTGAAGCTTTACGTTTTCGGCAAATACAGAGGGGATTTCGTACAACACTGGATGATCTCAGTGGGCGTTCTTATGTAATGACTGCTGAAGATGTTGATCTTACATTGAACTGGGGAAGGTTGAGTAGTGTCCTGCCTGATTATCATGGACAAGACTCTGTTCGTGTAGGAAGAATTTCTTTTGGAAGCATTAATGCAATTCTGGGAAGCGTGGCATTAATACTGAATTGTCATCATCATGCATCGCGAGTTGCCAGAATGGCATCTGATGAGTTTCCTTCTATGTGTCCGGCAGATGGAAGAGTCCGTGGGATTACGCACAATAAAATATTGTGGGATTCATCCACTCTGGGGGCAATTCTGATGCGCAGAACTATTAGCAGTTGAGGGGGTAAAATGAAAAAAACATTATTAATAGCTGCATCGCTTTCATTTTTTTCAGCAAGTGCGCTGGCGACGCCTGATTGTGTAACTGGAAAGGTGGAGTATACAAAATATAATGATGACGATACCTTTACAGTTAAAGTGGGTGATAAAGAATTATTTACCAACAGATGGAATCTTCAGTCTCTTCTTCTCAGTGCGCAAATTACGGGGATGACTGTAACCATTAAAACTAATGCCTGTCATAATGGAGGGGGATTCAGCGAAGTTATTTTTCGTTGACTTAGAATAGCTCAGTGAAAATAGCAGGCGGAGATTCATAAATGTTAAATACATCTCAATTCAGTCAGTTGTTGCCGGTCTGATAATAGATGTGTTAGAAAATTTCTGCATGGTGAATCCCCCTGTGCGGAGGGGCGACTGGTGAACGGTATGATCTCTTTGATGATCGTAAGCGAGAATACGCGGGTTTGGTGGCACCAGGCCGAACTCACCGGGAGGCACCCGGCACCATGCAATGGCACATAGCGCCACTCTCCAGCCCCTCTCCGGAGGGGCTTTCTTATGGACAAAAAAAGCCCGCGCAGGGAGACGCTGGCGGCAAGGAATAAACAACAAAACGTGAAGTAATATTTCAGCTGGCGAATAATATCCGACAGTAATCACTCTGCGCAATAGCGCGGCCTTTTTCGTATTGCGGGCTGTTGTCTCTCTTCTGCCATTGTCCTGTAACTTCCGGATTTCAGCCCGCTCATCATTTTACTCACAATATTATCCCGGCCGGGAGGATTCATGGCATTTAAACACTACGATGTGGTCAGGGCGGCATCGCCGTCAGACCTTGCTGATGCACTTGCGCAAAAAATTCGTGAAGGATGGCAACCATATGGTGGGCCGTTTTCTTCGTATACGGATGATGGCGCAGCACTTATTCAGGCGATTGTCGCAGAAGGTGATGTGAGCACACCTGTTGTGGTGAAGCCGACAGGTGGAGAAGGTGCAGTAATCAGCGCCACCAGCGACCCCGGGTATTACTTTGTTGTGGTTCTGGCAGGGCAGTCAAACGGCATGTCGTATGGTGAAGGTCTTCCGCTGCCGGAGACATATGACCGTCCGGACCCGCGC